GGTTTGGTTTCCATGTTATGTGTTTTTTGGTTTTCTCCCTCTTTTCGCTGGTGCAGTTTCCGTAGCTGTCTCTGCCTCTAGCTTTACCTCTTCCTGCTCCCGGTACCAAGTAGTATTCTCTTCGTTTGTGTACCATCCGTATAGATAGTTGACCAATTCCATGCGACAGCTACTACACCAATGGCTGAAGTTGTGCTTAGGGTTAACGTAAGTGGTATACAGGTGAATCATTTCCGTGTAGACTTCTTTGTCATAATTACGGATAAATGCGTGCTTCTTGTAGGATTCATACAAGGGCATGTGCTTTTTGAATAATTCTAAATCTTCAGGTGTCATAGTTGAAATTTATTAGTGAAATGATCCTCCACATACAGATAGATGAAGGGTACTATACTAGATATAAATATCGCTTCTAGTAAATCCGTTTTTAAAATTAGAAAAAAGAAGCTGATCCAGAACGACATGCAAAAGGAACAGCTGAAGGGCTTGACTAAATTCCTGCCCGTGACTTTCTTAAAAAATTTAGGTAAGTTCAGGATGTAGAAGTAAAGCAGAGTTAACCCTACCGATCCTAGTACACTAACT